CTCAAAGTTAAACCACAACATACTTCCCTGAGTTACTGACCCGTAACTTGTTAAGGGCCACATACCGCATAGCGTCGCAGGCGTGGTTGAACGAGTCTATCGGAACCCCCGTGTTCTTGCCTTCCTTGTCGGTTGCCCAAGTATAGGACCGCAGTTCCTTGATGAGGTTGGTCGAGTCCTTGGTTACCTGCAATTTAAAGCGTTTCAGGATGTCGATCCCGTTCCTGACCGAGTCGGGGCCTTTTTCGGCAGGCTTGATGTTGAAACCAAGTCGGTAGATTTCCTCGATGGACTTCGGTTCTGCCGAGTCCGCCACTATCTCCCAAGCCCTTGTGATGCCGAGCGACCGCAGTTTGTCTGCGATGTCTTGGTTGGTCAGGCCCGTGGAGTAGAGCAGTTCCTGAATCAGCAGGCAGTCCCCTTGGCGGTATATAGCGACCAATGCCGTAGGGTCGTTGCTAAAGCCCCAGTCAAGCCCTAAGGCGACGAATTTCGCTCGGCTGACATCGATACCCTCCACCACCTCGAAGTCCTCGTAGATGGCTCCCTGAAGCGTCCCGACTTGACCGAGGCCATAGACCTTGTACCAGTTAGCCCAATACTCCGAAGTTTCAGCCTTGACCCTCGCTTTCTCGATGAAGTCCCTCGCACTCTTGGGGCAGGCTTCGTTGTCCTTGTAGGTTAGAATGAGGAAGTCCACGTCCTCGTCTTGCATCAGTTCGGAGTGAAACCAAAACTCGTTGACCGGGTTCCAGTCAAGGATGACCGATTGCTTGGTCCGTGCAGCCAGTTCCGTGTAAGCGTGGAAGGATAGGTTGTTGGCCTCGTTCATGTAGAGCCTGTCCCTCCTTGCACCCCTTAACTTGGAATCATCGTCAGCCGAAAAGAACTCGATGTATGACCCATTAGCGAACTTGTACCGGAAGTCGGTGGCGTTCCATCGGGCAGCGTTGAACCGCCCAGTAACGGTCATAATCTTCATAAAGTCCCTCATGGCCCCACGCTTGAGGTGTGGGATGGACTCGGCTACGACGCTCGTTTCCGTGTACGGATTCTTGGTGCAATAGTCAATCTCAACGGCAAGGATGGAGTACGTCTTGGATGCGGACGAGCCTCCTTGTACCCCTTTGACGAACCGCTTTAACTCACGGACCTTATTTACTGCCGTGGTTCGGATGAACTTCTCCTGCTCTTTTACTGGCATCAGTCATTGTCAGGGAATAGGGGCTGCTCGATGTGAACCGTGTTCTCTTGACGCTCCACAAGGTTGTTGAGGCGTTGGGTGATGGATGGGTTATAGATGCCAGCCATGCCCCCTCGGATTTGGTCCTCCCTTATGGCCTGCTTTATGCGTGAACAGACCTCCACAAAATTTTCGTATCTGTTGTCAGGATTCGTAAAGTATTGGTCAACTCCCTTGGCAACCCCTGACTTCCAAATGTAAAGCGTAAAGCCGTCAAAGGTCAATGGGCATTCCTTTTCCCTCAACACTTCCATGGCCTTGGGTCCAACCCAATCCTTAACGATAATGGGCTTGGACTTGGTTTCCGTGCAGTATTGCTCAAAAATCGCCCAAAGTTCTTCGGGGGTTTCAAATGCTTTTGGCCTGCCTCGTTGCATCAGTATTCGATTTTGTCGATTAGGTCGCTAATCTTGTTTACGATTTTCATTTTCACTTCGTATTGGTTCGGGGCATTGGACTCATCCACCGCTCCGATGCAGTCGCAGAGGGTAGTGATCACCGTCATAAGCGAGTCCATCCGAGCCTGCACTTGGGCCTCGTCATCCTTCGCCTTCGAGTTCGCCAAGTTCTCGGAGTTTATTCCTGCTCCATGATAAAGCAGACTTACCGCCCCACAGGAGGTAGGAGATGTAACCGCAGTCCGAGGTGTCGTCTGCGTTGTCGTAGTAGGTTTCTGCACGGGATAGGTAGGAGTGCATCCGCTTGATGGTTTCCACGGAGATTGGCTCGCCATTCGCTAACTGCTGCGCCCGGACCTTACCTGTTTGAGTCGCACACTTGTTGCCGTTCCGCTCGTTCAACTCAATCCCTCGCTTGGCATTGGCCCTAATCTCTTGGCCGTAGTCCGAATAAGACTCGAACTGTTGCCTCTTGTGATTCTCCCACGTTGAGCCACAAACCGCAAGCCGTTGAGCCGTATCAGGGAACTCTGCATTGGCCTCGTTGTTGCTCATGCAGCGACCGATGAAGCCTTCTCTTGACTCGTTATTGTTCGGGATTGGCAGGGGCATTCAGGGAGTGGTTTATGGTGTTTTGGTTGACTTCGAGAAACAAGTCCGCTTGTAGGTAAATGTATTGAAGAGCCGATTTTACGCAGTCTGCGCACCACCAATTCGTGGGGGGTCGTCCATGAGCGGTCAGGATGGCTTGCAGTTCACCAACGGCATCGGGGGGCAGTCGCATGGTTAGGGATGCCACATATTGGTCCCAGTACTTCCTGTGCTTTTGGGCCACGATGAACTGGTCGTTGGTCATTTGAAGGTCCATTCCCGGATAATTATTGCGGTGGCAGAAGATGCGAGGCCGAGGATAGGGGCCAAGTACCATTGGCAGGTCGGTAGGGTCAGGGCAAAGCCAAGCCAAAACCCGAAGCAGGTCATGCACGAAAACGGCTTCCGCTTGGCGAATGGCAAAGCGTAGAACCATTGGGGCAGGACCCGGAACTCCACGACCGCAAGGGTCGCTAAGGCACTAATCAGGATGGGATAGACCAGTATATCCATTGGCTTCGATTGCAGTTTTGATTTTGGCTTTGGCCTGCTCGATGGAGTAAATGATGGAGCGGTACGGGATGCCCGTTTCCCTTGACATGGCCTTCATGTTGCCGGTCTGCATCAGCAGGTTCAGCAATTCTTTGTCGTAGGGGAACGCTCCGTCCTTGGCCCAAGAGTCCATCTCTTGCTGGGCGATGGTCCAAAGGTCGTCAAGCAGGGAGTCGTAGTCCTTGCTTAGTTCTTGGGTTTCGGGGTCAACCTCGACACGCTCGTCGTGGTGTCGGTACTTCTTAGCGAATTGGTTGTTGTTGCCCCGGTACAGGTTCATAATGAGCCGAACGATGTAAAAACGCAGGTAGCCTTGGACCTGCATCTTGAGAATTTTGTCGGGGTCTTTCTCCAGCAGAATGAGGACGACCTCTTGTTCGAGGTCCTTCCAAAGCGGATTGCCCCCCGTGATGGTGAGGCAAGCCCTGCGGATTTCTCCGCTGCGGTAGAGTTCGAGGATGATTGATTCTGCGTACACTCACGCAAAGATGGTGGGGGTTGTTGTTAATGTTGCAAAAAATCCCGTGTCCTGTTAAGAACCTGTGTACGAAGGAATTTAATGTCGGGCCTCGCTCTCATGTTTATCGCAAGGATTTCGAGGTTGTGCATGACCGTTGCGTGGTTCCTCTTGATGATTCGCCCGATTTGGCAGTAGGTGTAGAGGTACTCCGAGTAGGCGATGTCTGCAAAGATGCTTCGAGCAAGGACCAGTTCTTGGGTCTTGACTTCGCTCAAGATGTCATCGGGGCTGACTCCGACAACCTCTGCCGTGTAGCCGAGTATGGTTCGTGATATTAGGTCCATGGTTAAAGCATTGATTCGATTAAGTTTATTCTCTCTCCTATCCACCGCATCACCGGGACGGCCATTGAGTTACCGCAAGCCTTGTACCTTGGCCCATCGGGGCATTGGTCGGCAGGTTTGTTGCGATATGGGATTTTTGTCCAATCATCGGGGAATCCCTGCAAGCGTTCGCACTCCTTAGGGGTCAGCCTTCGTATAGCCATTGAGTGCAACACGGCTATCGGTTGGGCAATCTGTTGATCCTGCATTGTGCTAATCGTAAACGCTTGCCCTTCTTGACCGAGGTATCCTTTTCCTCCACCTTCGCATCCACCACGGACCTTAAAGGCTATCGGTTCAACAATAGCCTTTCCCTCATTTACCCATTGATTACATCCCCACTTATCGTTATCTTTGGCGCAAAGGGTTGCCATTAATTCCGGATTTGCTCCAGTTGATTTGCCACGATTTCCAACGCTTCTTTGAGCATCGAAGGCAATTTCTTCCCTCTTTTTTCTGCTCGGTTTAGTATTCCCTTGCAGGCTTTCTCGCTCAAATAGAACCGCTGCGGGAGGTCTCCAATCTCCAAGGTATCCGACAACAAACACTCTTCTGCGTCTTTGGGCCACTCCGAAGTATTGAGCGTCAAGAACTCGATAGGCGAACCCATAGCCGAGTTCCCCCAACGCCCCAAGGAAGGTTCCAAAATCTTTTCCTCCGTTGGACGACAATACCCCGGGGACATTTTCCCACACGAGCCACTTGGGACGGAATTTATCAGCGATTGAAAGAAAGGTAAGCATGAGGTTCCCTCGTGGGTCATCAAGACCTTTGCGAAGTCCTGCGACGGAGAAGGATTGGCATGGGGTTCCGCCCACGAGAAGGTCAATTGGTCGCTCATCTGCGATTGGGTTTTGGTTGATGGTTGTCATATCTCCCAAGTTAGGAACCGCTGGGAATCGGTGTTTTAATACCTCGGAGGGAAACTGCTCAATTTCGGAGAACCATTGCGGTTCCCATCCAAGGTTATGCCAAGCGACTGAGGCTGCCTCAATGCCGGAGCAAACTGAACCGTACTTCATTAGAAAGGGTTAGGGGGTAGAGGCATCCAATGGCTCACTTCGATTAGGAACCACGTTTGATGCTCGTAGTACCAACGGCCATCTCCCAGCCATGCGTAGGCTTGATTCATGTCGGTCGTGAAAATCAGGACAGGCTCGTAAGGTGTCGGCATTCGGTCCAAGCATTTAATCCATTCCATGGTCAGGCGTTTTTGGCTTGGAGGATGCGACCGAGCAGGGTCCAGTTCACGGACCAAGGCTTAATGGTTTCGCTTTTGTCGGGGCGGTTGCAGTTGACGCATTCTTTGCGGATGTGAATCTGCCAGCGTCGGAAATCGGTTGGTGTGGTTTTCATGGGGTTGGGGTTTGGTTATTGGTTATTATTCTCAACGACCTGTCCTTCTTCAACAACGGTCATTTCGTAGTAGTCCGTTCCAAATCCGTATG